TTTTAGTTGATAATGACTTTTTTACATCTGAGGATATTATGAATGTAGAACTTGATAAGGATGATACTCCTACTGTCGAACACGACATTTTCTCAGGACCATCTATTAGTCGCCAATGCGATTATGATTATCAATCTTCTACTCAGCCGACTTGGTTAACCACTTTAAAAACTTGCCATAAGAATTGGTCAGTTGCAAAGTGTGTACCTGCTTTTGGAAAAGTTTCCAAATTAATTTCCATGTTGGCAGCTTTGGGTTTATGCGAGTTATCTCGCTTCAATGTAGACTTTAATGGAGTCCGCATTTTTTCCATAGGAGCATATAGCAAGCATGTTAATGCACCAGATCTTATATCAGCACTACTAGATACTATAGTATATTTTGCTGAAGGAGCATATAAGTTCTTTGAGAGTGGCGATTTCAACGCCTTCTTATATACTGATACTGATGCTATGCAATTCGATGAAAATTATTTCAAGATTTGTGAAATGAGCAATTTTGTTCGCTGTGGAAATTTAGCTAAGTTCGGAGATGGACAAATGACTGAAAAAGAGTATGATCTCTTATTAGTCAAAACTATCGAGAGTGGTCAAGCTATTCTTAGAGGGCTAACCGGCCCTGAGAAGACTATCATGTCCACCAAGTTTGAGAAGTTGCGCAAATTACGCGCAGACTTCGTCCAAGTCAGAACTTCCGGTCAGTTAAGAATGGCACCTTTTGGTTTATATGTCCATGGTGCTTCTGCTGTCGGAAAGTCGTACGTTTCTGCTTTGTTAATGCGTTTATTACTTAAAATGAACAATTTCGATTGCAGTGATGAGCGCCTCATGACACTTAATCCTAGTGATAAATTTATGTCAAATGCGAAATCTTTCGTCAATGGAATCTTCCTTGATGATGTAGGAAATACAAAACCTGATTTTTGCGAAGAGGCATTTACTCAACGTATGATTGATCTTATCAATAACATACCATACTATGCCAATATGGCAGAATTGGATCAGAAAGGTAAGCTTGCCTTAGAACCAAATGTGGTTGTTATGACCAGTAATTTAATGCTTGATCGACTTGCCCGTATTTACTCACATGACGTTATGTCTATTATTCGTAGATGTAATATACATTTAACTGTATTTGTCAAACCTGAGT